TACCAGATCAATCTACAAACAGATATTCAGCAACATATACAGTCGGAGCATTATTAAGATCAGACGGAACTAACGCATATTGGTCATTTGATGGAGAGAACGATACAGGGTGGTCAACAGCAAGAATATGGACACATGGATATGTTGGTGGTGGATACCAAAATGGTTCGCCATGGAATAATGTTAATAGAACAGTTCATGCTACAGATACATCAACGAACTTAGGAGATATTTTAGATAGATCAGGTGCTTATATGTCAGGGTCATGGCATGATACTAGACACTTCTTTCACTCTATGGAGAACACATATAGAGGTTCTTCAAACTATACTAACGCAATGTCAATGTCAACTGAATCTGGTGTAACTCATCAGTCACAGTGGAACATGACGGTGAACAGAGGTTCAATGGGATCTCACCAAGATCATGTATTTGCAGGTGGATACTCTTACCTATATGGTGGTGGTAGTTCAAGAACTGATGTATTCAACTTAAGAACAGAAACTATGAGAACCTCTGGTTTCCCCCCAGATTATGATGATGGTGGAGATGACCCTACATGGGGTGGACATGGAAGACTCTATGGTTGGGTTAAGAGATCAGGAACTAGAAGAGGTCAGTTCTTCAAGACAGAATCATGGGTATCATGGGAACACGGACCAGGTGGTGATGGTTGGAAAAAGATTCTTCCTACTATGTTAGGACATATGTACGTTGGTACAGGTAATAACAACCAGAACGGTAACCAAAAGTGTAGTGACCTTACTGGTATACAGGTTAGAGGTCTTAACTTTGGTAACATGGGTGAAGAAAACTTTGAAATGGGTATGAGAAAAGGTTATTGCTTAGGTAACTATAATGGTTCACAGAACAATAATACCTTTAAAGTTAACTACAATAGTGATAGTTACAACAACTTAGGTGGATCTGCACCTCCAACAGGACATGGTGGCATGTCATCAGCACATTGTTCCTCGTCAAGCTCTGTATCTGGACAAGGTAACTACGATTACGGTACAAACATTCCTAACTACTAATGATTAGCACAACTTCAAATGACGTCATCGTCTTAGATGTCGAGAAATATCCTCAGGTAGGGGAGTGGGGTATCCGTGTTGGAACTTACTTAGGATTAGAATCCTATCATCTTGCAGACGAATACTTTAAATACATACCACAACATATAACATACCTTAGATACGATAGTAAATCAGGTATCTTTGGAGACAAGTATTGGGGTGAGATCAGATTCCAAAGATCTACCTATGGAGAGAATGAAGAAGGAACTACAAATAAAGAGAAAGAGACTATAGATGATACAATATACTCAGATTATGTTATCCCTTTCATGACAGATGTGATAACCCTAGCGATTCAAGAAGAGTTTGAACACAGACATAATCTTCTTATGACTAAGTTTTCTAAACTTGAAGAAGCAACATGGGTAGATCAAATATGTGAGGCAACCGCATATATTGCTGATAATTCCTTTGAGACAAAACTGATACATAGTTTAGCAGAGGTCAGAAACTTGACAACTTTGCAGTTTGCGACTAAAATAGTTGATAAACAAACAGAGTTCAAGAAATCTCTTTATGAACTCGCAGTTGCAGAACAAAAGATGATCCATATAGTAACTGGATGTACGACTGTTCGTGACTTAAATGTAGTGCTTGAAGATTACTTCAGCGTTGCAATGTCTAATACACAATGCCTAGAATATGGAAGATGCACAACCAATGAAGAAACAGGAAACATCGAAAGAAAAACAACTTTCGACTACTCAGGCGGACTCAAGTTCTGATTATCATATCAGAGAGACTTTAGAAGATTTAAAACATATAAGCGAATATGATGTAGACAAGTTTGACGAAGCGTTGATGGCATGGTCAGAGCAACAACATTTTGGTCAAACTAAATTTCAAAACGAATACTTTGTTGTAAACTCACAAGTATCCCCATACAGACAGGTACGTCAGGCAATGATGGAGATACAGGGTAGAACAAACGCATTACAAAAAACTACTATACAGTTCAAGCGTTGCATGAATGATATTGCAAGGGTTACTGCTGCAATGGAAACAGAGGAAAACGAGTTTCATAAGATTGATAGACAGTATGAGCTAGAGTTACTCTACCTTGATAGACAAATATGGTTAAATAAGATTAAGCAATGTAAAGAAGAACTTAATGGTTTGTTTGAAATCATCAAGGACAAGGCAGGAACTGATGACCCAGAAAAAATAACAGCATTACTAGAAGATAAAGAGTTAGAGAACGTAGAAGAGCATAAGTATTGGATTGCTCGTATGGGAAAACAGAGTGCAATAGATCTGCTAACTACTGGTAGAGTCCAAGCAGGTAACTTGGAATCTCTGTTACAAATGGCACCAGAAGATCAAGCAGCAGTTACTGATCTTGCTATGATGTACTCTACTGCTGTCAATAAATCTATTGGTGGTATCAAAGAAGTAGCAGAAGAAAGAGTAGAAAAAATGATGGAAGGAAAACCCCCACAACTATTTGACACAGCAGGTGTTTTATCAGATTATGCAACAAACAACCTTAAGGACAGGAGTCTTCAGTCTTCCGATCAATCCGAAACTCAGTCCTGAGTTTATTGATAGTGACTTTATACCGTTTTTAAAGAAACACTCTAACTTAATATACGACCTATATTTTACTACAAGAATGCCACCCTTTATGCAAGATGCAATGGGGGACGTTTTTCGTACGGAAATGGACGCACAGGGTGCTGCGAAGAATGCATTGTACATATCACAAGAGACAGGAATACCATTATCAGCAACATTCAATAATATATGGGTGAGACCTGACCAAAAAAATCTTGAGACTTTTATCACCAACTTTAAGTTTTTATATGATAATGGTGTAAGGTGTGCAACTATACCTCATACATCATGGGTCTCTACGGGTCAGATACAACGGGAATACCCAGAGCTTGAGATAAAGAATACTATACTTAGAGAAGTATCTAAACCAAATGAAGTAGTATCACTTGCAAGTGCAGGGTTTCATTATATAAATTTAGATCGTGATGTGATGAGAGATAGACCACTATTAGATCGTATTGTAGAAGCAAAGAAATATTGTCATAGTAAAGGTAATGATATAATGCTATCACTCTTAGCAAATGAACATTGTTGGGGTGGTTGCCCTATCATGCCAGAACATTATCAGTATAATGCAACAAGAGAGGGAAGTGACCCTCAATACTTCAATAGTACTATAAGTCGTGTGTCATGTTCACGTTGGGAACAGTATGACCCCGCTAGTGAACTTAAAGCAGCAAACATACCGCCTTGGAGAAAAGATTGGGAAGAGTTCCTAGATGCAGGTATTGATGTATTTAAGTTACATGGTAGAGAAGATGCTATGAGATTGAAGGAGTCTATGGACATCATAGAAAGATGGGCAAATCATGATGAAATGATGCAACCAACGTTTAGTGAGTACATGGACGACGTGGACATGCCAGAAGCACCTATAAATATCTGGCGAGAGAAAATAAAATCTTGTAGGTTCGATTGTTGGGATTGCAACTATTGTGAATCTGTGCTAGAATCTAGGTTAAAGAAGCAAAAACGAAAAGAAATGAATCCACTCGTTGATCTTGCAATAAGATCTATTGATGCTGCTGTTGATAATAAATCTAACTTCGATCCAAAAGGATATGATGTTCTAGGTTTATCATCAAATAAAGTCAGACACTTACTAAACAACTTATGTCAAGAACGTGGTACTGTATATGTTGATGCAGGTTCTTACATGGGTAGTACAGTATTTGCAGCTCTGTATAGAAATAGTGCGGTCAAGGCATATGCTATTGATGACTTTCAAGACGAGATAGTAAAACCAAAACGTAAAGACTTACATAAACCTTATGCGGACATAACAAATCCAGTTGATGAGTTCATTAAGAATGCAGAGAAATGGATGAATACTGATTGTTCTATTGGTTTCTCAGTTAAACCTATACAAGCAGTTGAGTTTAATCCTCAGTTTCCCCCTCGTGTAATATTTTATGATGCTGCCAACGATCATGATATGATTCCAAACTTAGAACATATCCATAAGTATGCAGATAAAGATTATATACTGGTAGTTGATGATGCTAACTTTGAAGGGGTGATGGATAAAACAAAAGAGTTCACCAAAGATAAGAATGTTATATGGGAGAGAACTATACTCACAGAAACATCAGAAGATGCAAATGATTTCTGGAATGGTGTACACCTTGTAGTGATCGAGAAATGAGTGATATAGCAATATCAGATAGATTTATCAAACTGTCAGAGTTTGAAGCAATATATCACGGATTACTGGACAGTTATTTTCCTTGGAATGCATCTAAGATTGTAGATGACACAAAGGATAATAAGCATCGTAACCTACAGATGACTCATATGTTCTATGAGAGACATACACCTGACGAGTCATGTAAACTTTTATACCCTATCTTGCAGAAGTTACAACCTTGTGCTATAATCAAGATCAAAGCAAACCTTATCATGGGAACTGATACGTTAGTTGAACATGGTATGCACATTGATGTATTAGATGCAGAAGACAGAGACTATCTCAAAACTTCTATCTATTATTTGAATACCTGTGATGGTTACACACTCTTTGAAGATGGTACTAAG